ACATGGAATCCACTGTGGAAAGAAATACGAATCCCTGAGAGAAAACAAAGATTGATAAATATTTGGAAAGAAAAATATCCTGAGCATGATTTTAAATTTGTAGTGTTTGACTATGATTTAAAAAAGGCATGGTTTATAGATGCAGATGAGGTTGACAAATCTCCTGTAGGTACAATACAAAATTCTAGGTTTACAAATGCACCTCATCTTAAAGAACCATTCTTTCACATACCACTTGACAAAGCACAGCTTGTACACATAATTGAGGAAAAAGATGGTTGACATTCGTGACTACATTGAGGCAATGGCTGTACCAGAAGGTATGTCTTATAGGAGTGATTGCCCTGTATGTGGTCATAATAATTCTTTTTCTGTTACTAATGAGCATAACGTACTGTTGTATAACTGTTTTTATGCTAATTGTAACATCAGTGGAAAAGTGCAAGGCATGGTACATAGATCTAACCAACAGCCGAAGCAAGAAATAGAGTTTAATCTAGAGACAGCAACATGGATTCCTGTAGAGAGAAGCCCAATGTCTATGGATTATATTCGTGACAATAATATACTCCATGCATACAAGAATAGATTCTGTAATATACAGTATGATGTTAAGGAAGACAGATGTGTTTTCTGTATATACAAAGATAGTACAATAGTTGATGCTGTGGGCAGAAGTCTGACAGGTAGAAAACCAAAGTGGAAAAGGTATGCATCATCTAAGCTACCATTTATCACCAAGAACAAAAGTGACGTTGCTGTAATTGTAGAGGACTGTGCTTCAGCTTGTGCAGTGACAATGGCAGGACAAGCAGGAGTTGCTCTCATGGGAACTAACCTTCTACAGGAACACATTCCACATATAGTTGACAATTTTAAATTGGCTGTGGTAGCTCTTGACAAAGATGCTACAAAAAAATCACTTGACATTGCTAAAGAGTTGAGTGTACATATGCAAACGAACATAAAATTTTTAGATAATGATATAAAAACTTGGTCAAAGGAGAAAATAGTAGCCGAGTTAAAATAGAACACTTTTTAGTGTAGTGGGGTAAGTATGACAATAGAGAAACAGATATTAGCACAATGTCTAAACAACACCTTTTACAAAAAGGCCAGTGACGTTGTGGGTAAAGAGATGTTTGCCAATGGTGTGGGTACAGTGTTTGACACTATTGCTTTTGCACATGATAAATATGGTGAGGATCTGACAACAGAGATGTTGTTACAGCTACACAGGGATAGGTTTCCATCTATGCCTGATTCGTCTAGAGAGTCTATCGAGTTGGTTATAAAAGATTTGACTAACTATGTACAAGACAATCCTGAGATGATGCAAGATTTAATCGTAAACTTTTGGAGAAGAGACAGGGCTCAGAAGATAGGGTCTAAAGCTACTGACATTTGGTTGGGTAATGAAGGTGACTATGAAGGGCTACGAGTTCTTGTAGATGAACTTATCAACAAACAGCCAGAGGACAGCACAAATTACAGCCGAGTAGAAGATGATGTTGCTGACTTTTTAGAAACACATGAAAAAGGTTTTGAGTTTCATTTTGAGTTGGAGTCTCTACAGGACAGAGTTGGTGGTGTAGGTAGAGGTAATCTTGGCATTATTTTTGCTAGACCAGAAACAGGTAAGACTACTTTTTGCTCTTACTTAGTTGCTGAATATTTAAAACAAGGATTTAAAGTAGCATATTTTGCAAATGAAGAACCGGGCCGGTTGGTCAAGGGCAGAGTTTTCTGTGCCTATTTAGGTAAGAATGTCAGTGAGTTAAAAGACAATATTAAGACTTACAATGAGATATATGACAAACAAATAAAAGAAAATTTATTTATGTTAGAGGGTAGAGAAATATCTATTCGTGAGGTAGATAAATTTGTAGAGATAAACAAACCAGATATTATTTTTGTAGATCAGCTTGACAAAGTAGCAATCAGTGGTGCATACTCACGATTAGATGAAAAGCTAAGAGCTGTATACGAAAGTTCCAGAGCTATAGCAAAAAGACATGACTGTATGCTCTGGGCAGTATCTCAAGCATCTTATGATGCACATAATAGACAGGAGATAGATTTTAGTATGTTAGAGAACAGCAAGACAGGAAAAGCAGCTGAGGCTGATATTATTATAGGCATAGGTAAGAACTTTGGAGATGAGGAAGATTACATTCGTCATCTATGTGTGTCTAAAAACAAGTTATCTGGTTGGCATGGTACAATTACCTGCCGAATAGATATACAGAAAGCTAGGTATTTGCCATGAGAATAGCTTGGTTAGATATAGAAACAACATACAGTGTAAATGAAGATAAGAAATCAGATGCAGATCCCTATACAGGAAACATGTTGGTGTCTGTTGGTTATATACATGGATATGAACAGAATTATTTATGCTTCTATCACAAAGAGCAAGAGCCTACAGAAAAAGCTAGAGACATATTACAGGGTGTTCTTGATGACACAGATTTATTAGTAGGCCATAACATAAAGTTTGATCTAAAGTGGTTACGAGCTTGTGGGTTTATCTATACAGGCAAGGTTCATGATACTATGATAGCAGAATATATCTTGCATGGGGGGGAGAAGGTTCCGTTGTCATTAGCCAAGTGCTGTGAACGATATGCACTGCCACAAAAGAAAACTGGTTTAATCGAAGAATATATGAAAAAAAATGTATCGTTTGAGAGCATACCTTGGTCTATAGTCAAGGAATACGGTGAAGCAGATGTACAGATAACAAAAGAATTATATGAAGCACAGCTAAGTAACATGCCTGATTCTCTCAAGAGTACTAATGATTTAATGAATGAGTTCTGTGATGTGTTGTGTGATGTAGAGAACAATGGATTACAGATAAGTCTTAAAAATTTATTTGAAATCAAAGCTACCTATACAAAGGAAGTACAGGAACTAGAAAAGTATCTTAACAGTGAGGTTAAAAAATTAATGGGTGATACTCCTGTCAATCTAGACAGTCCAGAAGATAGGTCTAAGATTATATTTTCTAGGGCTGTACTGAATAAAAAACAATGGGCTAGTAGTTTTAATCTAGGTTATGAGTTACGAGGTAACACAAGAAAGAAGAGAAGACCAAAAACTATGAGTGCACAAGCATTTCAACAAGGTATAGTACGTTTAACTAAGCCTCTGTTTAAGACAGTCATGCAAAGATGTACAGCATGTAATGGTATAGGATATAAGTTTGCCTTGAAGAGAGATGGTACGGTAGGCAAACAAAAACGTATTTGTAAAACTTGTAACAAGACAGGTGTTGTCTACAGGCAAACTAGAGATTTTGCAGGGTTAGGAATGCAACCAAGAAGCACATTAGATCTTACTGTACATGGTTTTAAAACAGATAGGCCTACGTTGGAAGGTCTAGTAGTTACAGCCAAGCCAGAACAAAAAACATTTATGGAAAGTTATATAAGATACAATGCAATTAAAACTTATTTGAAAACCTTTATAGAAGGAATAGAAAAAGGTTTAGATGACAGACGTAGAATCCATCCACATTATATGCAATGTGTTACCTCTACAGGAAGATTATCTTCTAGGAATCCTAACTTCCAGAACATGCCACGAGGTGGTACGTTTCCTGTACGTAAGGTAGTAGTTAGCAGATGGGAGGGTGGACATATACTTGAAGGAGATTATTCCCAGCTAGAGTTTAGGGTTGCCGGCTTTTTAGCAAAGGATAATAAAGTGTACGAAGATGTCAGGAATGATGTTGATGTACATTCGTTTACAGCATCTGTGCTGGGTGTGTCTAGACAGGAAGCAAAAGCTGATACGTTTAAGCCTTTGTATGGAGGGTTCTTAGGTACACCAAAACAGATGGAGTATTATCGAGCATTTAAAGAGAAGTATAATAAGATAGCACAGTGGCATGAGACTTTACAGAATGATGCCATTACATACAATCGGATTACACTTCCATCAGGTCGATATTATAACTTTAGTAATGTATATAGAATGAGGTATGGTGGAGTATCTAACTCTACAGCAATAAAAAATTATCCTGTACAAGGGTTTGCTACAGCCGATCTCCTGCCTATTGCATTAATTAAATTAAAAAAGTTGTTGACAGATAAGCAAATGTTGAGTATAATATGTAATACGGTTCACGATTCCATTGTAATTGATGTACATCCAGACGAACAGGATTTAGCTGTAGAGACAATGAAAGAAGCTATGTTGTCTTTGCCTGAAGAGTGTAAGAAAAGATATAATGTTGATTACGATATGCCGATAGGAATCGAGATTAAAATAGGTAACAATTGGTTAGACATGAAGGAGATATATAAATCATGACTGAAATAACCACAATGGATACTGCTCTGCCAGAAAACTTAGATAAGATTTCTACAGAGGAGCTAATGAAACTGACTGGTCAATTGGATCACAATACTACGAAAGCATCTGTAAGCAGACTGGCTATCAACCATGCTACAGAAGATTTTGATGGTAATGCTCTTCCAAGAGGCTGGTTCAGTCTGACTACCCCACCAGAAGGGCCTGTATATGGTGAGAAAGCTACTATGCGTGTGTTTATGCGTACTTATTCCTACTTTGTTTGGGATAATGAAGCTAGTGCTTTCTCTTGCCAAACAGTACAGGCTCCTTCCTTTGGCAGTGACTTTTATGACACTGCAGGAGGTAAGAAGTGTGGGAAATTAGACTACAATACCCTAGAGGCATTACCAAAAGATAGTCCAGAGTGGGCTGTACAGAAGAGTATTAAATGTACTCAGAATCTTTACGGTCTAGTATCTTTTGAGAATGCTGTAAATAAAGATGGTAGCAAAACTACTGTCAAAGATGTTCCTTGCGTGTGGTATGCAAAAGGAGCTAACTTTACACCTGTAGCTGACTGCTTAAAGAGTCTCAGTAGACAGAAGCAACCTATGTGGCTTATGAATATTGGGCTGTCTTCAGTACGGAAGAAGAAAGGTGGAAACATCTACTTCCATGCAGAGCTAACACCTCAGAAGTCAGTGACATGGAGTGAAGAAGACGATGCTCGTATGAGATCATTTATGGAGTTTGTCAAAGGATACAATGATACTGTTATGAAAGCATATCATTCATCCGGAGAAAAAATAGAGTATGACTCCGTAGTAAATGAATAATCTTATACTGCACAAAGTACAAGGGTTTCTAGATCGTGTCTCAAAAGAAGGGGCCGATCTAGACCCCAAACTTGTAGAGGAATTTAAAGAGGCTTGTGCTACATCTGTAGTACGTCAGTTTGCTAACAAGGACAGCAAATGGAGACCTCGTATGTCTTCTTTGGGTAGACCTTTGTGTCAACAGAAGATGGAACGAGATGGTGCAGAGAAAAACTTTGAGTACAATTCTTTAGTTCGTTTTATGTTTGGTGATCTTGTCGAAGCTATTGCCATTTTGGTAATGAAATCGGCAGGTATAAATATAGAATCAGAACAGGAAGCTGTAAAATTAGAGTTAGGTAATCACTCTGTCTCTGGTACATTAGATGTTGAAATAGATGGTAAAGTATGGGATATTAAATCTGCAAGTCCTTATGCTTTTGATCATAAGTTCGGTGAGTTAGGAGGATATAAAAAGATAAAAGAAGATGATGTGTTTGGATACATATCTCAAGGATACCTGTACAGCCAATCAAAGAATAAAGATTTTGGTGGGTGGATAGTTATTAACAAAGCAAGTGGTGAGTGGGTAGTATGTGAAGCTCCAGAACTACAAGAAGAAGATAAGAAAGAAGCACTTGATTTAGCAAAGAAGAATTTAAAAGCTTTGTTAAGTGGTGAGAAATTTAAAAGATGTTTTACAGATACAGAAGAAACATACAAAGATAAAGATAAAAGTGTTAAGAAAACAGGAAATAGATTGCTATCAAGTATTTGTGGATTTTGTGATTTTAAGAAAACATGTTGGCCTAATGCTATTATGCATAGGAAAGTAGGATCTACAGCACGTTTTCCAAAATCTGTATGGTATAGTAAACTTAAAAAACGGGAGATATAATGCCTATCTATTTTCAGACTGATGTTAGCTTTTCAGATATTTATATGAATGATAATGTGTGGTATGCTTACCCAGATTCTGAAGATAAAAAAGGAGGTACAAATATTATAAGAGAGTTAAGAAATAACTTCTCAGCTATTCCTATAAGAGTATGTAAAAGTTTCTATGAAGGAGGCATGTGGAATGATTTTGATTACGATCAAAAGATTGACTTGCTGTCTAAAGATTTAACTAAGGTACAGAGAGTATTAACAAAAGGTGCATTGGTTTGTTTCTACATGGCAGAGTGGACAGAGAACTTAGAGAAGATGAAGAAGCACTGCCCAGAAATATTTAACTTTGCTGTAGAGGAATCAGGAGCATTGTTTGATGCTTATCCACCAAAAGATATAAAATTAAAAAGGCCTGACCGATGAACTGTTGGCATTGTGGAACTGAAGTTATATGGGGTGGTGATCATGATATGGAAGAAGAAGAGGAAGACTATTGTATGTCAACAAATCTATCTTGTCCTAAGTGTGGTTCATTTTACATGGTATACTTACCAAAAGATAAGGAAGAAAACACTTGAAGAGAGCACATGGATACAGGTCTAATTTTGAATTAGATATAGCTAATCAATTAGCCAAGAATAAAATACCTTTTTTGTATGAGAAAATTAATTTTGATTATGTAAGGCACAGTACATACACACCAGATTTTTATCTAGAAGACCAAGATTTTTACATTGAGGTAAAAGGTTTGTTTACATCACAGGATAGAGGTAAACATTTACTAATTAGAAAACAGCATCCAGATTTAGATTTACGATTTCTGTTTATGAATGCAAACAACAAACTGTACAAAGGATCAAAAACTACTTACAGTAAGTGGTGTGAACGATATGACATCCCATGGTGTCAAGGCTTTGTACCAAAGGAGTGGTTAGAATGATAACAGATAGTGTTAAAGCTAAGTTTGATAAGTATAAAAATACATTGCCTAAAGATTCTTATTGCATTGTAATGGAAGATACAGATGATGGTATGATAAACTTTATGTCTTATGATACGTCTGATAAACCTGATGTATCTACAGCCTATCTTATACTACGAGGGTTTATGGAGTTGTTGCAAACACAGGTAGATGATGTTATAATGCATGGGCAAGCTGCTGTATTTAGAGAGATAGATATTATAAAACCAGAGGTGAAAGATAAAATGTATGATAAAGATAACATAACTGTATTGAAGTTTAACAATGATAAGTAGTAGTTCAGAAAGAGAAACTCATGAGCAGTACATGGCTAGAATGAGTAGAGAAGAGAAAAGAAGTAAAGAGTTAAAGAGATTAAAAGGATCTAAAGCAACAGATGTTCAGGTAGGAGGAGATCATTATAAAGACTTTGAGATTATGCCTATAGAATACATATCAAAAAATAAGCTTGACTTCCTTGAGGGAAATATTATAAAGTACATCTCTCGGCACAGAAATAAAAATGGTGCTGAGGACATAATAAAAATTATACACTATGCACACTTAATACTAGAACTAGAATATGGAGAAAAATAATGGCATCATTGTTAGGGGGAAACTATTTACCTACAGAATATCAATCGTTTATACACATGTCCAGATACTCACGTTGGATAGCAGATGAAAATAGAAGAGAAAGTTGGAGTGAAACTGTAAACAGACTTATATCTTTCTTTAAACAACATATAGATAATGAATATAATAGTATAATTAAAAATAAAGAATGGGATGAATTAGAAGAAGCTATACTTTCATTACAAGTTATGCCATCTATGAGAGCATTAATGACATCAGGTGATGCATTAGATAGAGAGAATGTTGCAGGTTATAACTGTTCTTATATTCCTATTGATAGTCCAAGAGCATTTGATGAAGTGTTATATATACTTATGAATGGTACAGGTGTAGGTTTCTCTGTTGAAAGACAGTATGCAGATAAGTTACCTACTGTTCCTGATGTAGAGTTTGAACATACAGAAGATGTAGTATCTGTTGTTGATTCTAAAGAAGGTTGGGCAAAAGCATTTAGAGATTTAATATCCTATCTATACACAGGTAGAGTTCCTAAAATAAATGTTAGTAAAGTTAGACCTGCAGGTGCAAGATTAAAAACATTTGGTGGTAGAGCTAGTGGACCTCAACCTCTTGTTGATTTGT